CCATCTGATTCAATAAATCCAATTGCACCAAGTATTTCTGTTATCTGATCTTTACTAAAGTTATTGTCTCCATCAAATGCACTTGCAACTAAATCTATTTGTTTAGCTGCATCTGTAGGGATAGCATTATTAGATCCTAAAATTAAATCTGTATTTGCTTTAAGTCTTTTTATCATGCTACCTTCTGTTTGATATTTATTACTCCATTGATCAACAAGATAACTTTGATCTATATTTCTAAATTTAAATTTAGCTGATTGGAACATTGGGTCTACACTAGATCCTTCAAATACATCTTCAGTTTGAATCTGTGTATCAGTTTTAACATCTTCTTTAGTAGTTGCATCACCACCACTAATACCTACATTAGGTGTACCAAAGTCTTCTTGTATTTTATCTTGAAGTGTTTTTTCTTTTGGTTCCTCTGCTTTAACTGGTGCATCTGGTTTTTTCTTAGGTATAATAGTATTAGCTGGTGCTAACTCTTCTATTTTTACTGTATTGCCATCTTCCTTTTTATCTTTTTTAATTTGGTTAATATCACCATCTGTTAGTTTTTTCTTAGGTGTTGGCTCTAGTTTTTCTACATCATCAAATATAAAATCACTAGTATCTGGGAAGAATATATTATATACACCTAAGAAATCTTTAAATGCTTTATCACCTGCTCTACCTTCTTCAAACATTTCTCTCTTAGGCTCTATCATCTCACCATCTACAAATAAGTTTTCTTTAATCTGATTAACGTAATTCTGTGTTACTTGAGGTAATAGTTTAACTGAATCTGGGCTATCTATTAATACTTCTAGTGGTATATTTTGTGTATTACCATTAGCTAATTCAATTACAACATTACCTGAACCATCTATACTAGGTACATAACCTTCCATAACTTGTGGTAATCCTATTGAATCTGTATTAACATTAGGGAATACTTGATCTCTATTTTCACCAGCCATAAGTGATCCTGCTTGATTACTATAAGTATTCATTATTTTATGTGAATCTAATACTATAGTATTCATCTGATCATTTAATTGTTTTCTAGTTTCAGCATCTGGTGCTCCAGCAATTGCGTTAGTTAATTCTGCTATTTTATTAGCATTAGCACCACCCATTGAGTCAATAGCTTTTGCCATAATTCTAAAGTTTAAAGTATTACTATACATAATTCCATCTGTAGGATCAATATTATTATCATATAATCTTTGGTCTATAAACTGTGCTCTTGCCCCAGCATCATTTGGAAACTGTGCTTTTGCATTCGCAGTTATAAGATTAACTTGTACAAATTGTAAATTTTTCATACCTGCTTCTGAAGTAGGGTATGTATTTAATATACCAAAACCTTTAGCAGTTAAAGCAGCAACTTTTGTAAGTTCATTTGTAATAGCTTCTGGTGTTGCAACTTCTGCTTCTGCTTCCTTAATATTCATTAATAGTTTATCTGCTTTTGGCATTTTACTTATTTCAGATAATCTAGTTTGATGTAATTCTTTTTCTTGATTGAATCTATCTTCACCACTTATATAGGGATCATATACATCAAACCCCTCACCAGGATTAGATGCCATAAATTTAGCAACATTTAATTTTACTTTATCCATATCTTTATTTTCAAAGATACTTCTATTTTGTAAGAACATAAAATTAGCAAACCTATCTGCTACTTGATCTATACCTAAACCTTCTTGTGAACTTAAACCAAATGCATCTGGATTTGCTGCAAGAATATTTGCAATCTCTTTTCTATTTTTAAATGCTGTTTCTGTTATTAAAAACGCATCATTTTCTTTTCTAAGTGCATCATTTGATGCTGTTGCATTTACTACTACATCTTTTTGTGCAGCTTGGTTTAAACCTTCAAATGCACCTATAGTTAAATCTCCTGCAGCACTGTTTGCAAAGTCGCTAAATATTCCCATTCTATTCTCCTAGTTTTGCCATTAAGCCTTTTATATCAGCGGCTTTACTATCTGGCATGTCTAATTCTTGTTGCATTATTTCTTCACTTTCTTTCATATCTAATTTTCTTTCAGCCATATCTTTATAAAAATCTTCATCTCCAGCATCTCCTAAATTAACTTTAGCTGGTACTTTTGCTAATGACGCTTCACCTGTTATCATCATTGCAACAATTGGCTCTAATAGTTTAGCAACATCTACTGTCCATTTACCTTCTAAAAATCCAGAAAAAGTTATTACTTTAACTAATGCTTCAACTGGTATACCCATTCTTAAAAGTGTAAACATTCTTTCCATGTTTTTCTTTTTCATTATACTTTCATAAACATAATCAGCTGCTTCTTCAACTGATGCTGTTTGTGGTGCATGTTCCCATGGATAATTTCCAGGTTCATCAGTTAAAGATTGTCCTGGTATTGGTGCATCAAAAGCATTATCTTCAGGTTCAGTATAAGTTCCTGTCTCTTGCATTGTTTGATTTTTAAACTGATCTATTAACTTATCTAATTCCATTATGCTTTATCCTTCGCTATACTTTTATATCTAGACTTTTGGCTATATAAATATCTTACAGTATTTTGTAGTTGTGCATATTTATAAAATGATGCCTCTTGTATATCTCCAAAGCTAGGCTTACCTGCTCTAGATCTTGAAGTTCCAATAGGTACTTCTCCTCCTAAATTAGTATTAGGATCTCCTAAACTTTCTAATTGACCCATATCTTTCATATCTTTAGATTTTTCTTTCATATAGTCTAATACTGTTTTAGCACCATCGGCTATAGTTTTAACTGTATCACTACCAATAAAGTCTTTAATCCCTTTACCTATATTTATTACACTTTCAAAAATACTCATAATCCTCCTATAAATCCTTTAAAATTGATATTCCAAATCTACCAAGTAACTGTAGTAATTTAGATGTTTTGTCTGCATCTGCTAAATCTAAATCTGTAGATCTTTCTAATGCAGCTATTGCAACATTGTGTGCTCTATTTAATTCACTCTCAGATGAACTATTAACCCAAGCTGCTTCATCTCTCCATTGTTGCCACATAGATGACATAGCAAAGTTAGATAGATTTAATAAGTTCTGTGCGTTTAATTGATTAGTTGCATTAGTAATAGTTGTATTTGCAGTATTAATAGTTCTTCTCCATTCAACATTTGATTGATCAATAACTCTTTGGTTTTGTTGATTAAACTGCTGTCTTTGATTTTCTACTTGTGCATTAAATTGGTTTAATACTTGTGCTCTATCTGCATTAGCTTTGTCTACTGCTATTTGATTATTTGCATTTATACCAGATATTTTATTACCTTCAACAACTGCAAACTGATTCATAGCATCTGATCTTGCAGCGTTTTGTAATTTTATTTGCTGTGATAAATTAGAGTAAAATTGATCTACTTGATTTTTGCTATTAGCATTAAACTGTGCTGCAGCATTTGCGGCTGCTTGATCTGATAGTAAGAATGATTGTCTTACATTTAAATTTTGTAATGATGCTTGTTGTCTATTTGATAGATTAGTCATATCCATTTGGAAATAACTATTAGCATTTGCTATGTTAGCTTGTTGTCTATTACTAAGATTTTGAAATATCATCTGCTTATATGTATCAGCATCTGCTTTTGCTATAGGTATAGAAGCAGTTAATAATCCATCAGCTAGTGCTTCAGCCATCATAGAACTAGAACTTAGTCCACGATCAGCCATAGCAGATTGAGTAGCCTTAGCTACACCTCTTAGGTATGCTGGTAGTGCAGATCCAGTTGATAATGATGTTTCAATATCTTGATTAATTTTTGCTAGTTGTCCTTGTACAGTTGCATTTGGATCTACTGTTCCTGTTGCAGCTACTGCGGGTGCAGTTAAACCTGACATCTGTTCAGCTGTCATAGTTGGAGTTGCCCCAGCTACTTGTGCTGCTGTCATACTTGCAGGTGCAGCAGTAGTTTGTTCTGTTGCTGCCATAGATCCAGGTACAGTCTGTGCAGTTATTGTAGGTACAGTTCCTGGTGTTGGAGTAGCAGCTACAACTTGCCCAGTTAAACCTGGTGTTGACATTGCTTCAGTAGGTTGTACAGTTTGTAATGCAGGAGTTACAGTAGTACCCGTAGGTAAAGTTGGTGTATTTAATAACGTATCAATTACAGAAATAACTTTACGACTTCCTGCTTGCTCTGTAGTTGTAGGTTGTAATACACCTTCTGGCAAAGTTGTAGTATTAGGTGCGTCTGTTAATGCCATGTTTATCTATCTCCCTTGTCTATTGTATTTCTTGAAGCTACGCTTCTCTTGTTTATTTTTTGATTTTTTATGTACCCTTGGTCGTTTCTTAGGTGTTGGTCTTTCTTCAAATGATTTAAACTTTCGTGCCATTAGCTTTTAGGATTTGCATCTTTCACTGCTTTAATATGTTTAAACCATTCACCAGTTTTGTCACCTTTATCAGCAACCATGTCGTGGTATAGCAAATCTAATTGTTCTTTTAATTCTTTGTAAGATATAGCTCTATCTCTTTGATATTTATTATTATCATAAGCAGTTTTTAATTCTGCCATTTTAGCTTCTATATCAGATTTAGATATAGGTGTTGTTCCATTGTGCCATTGAACTGTATCAATATTATTTCCACTAACAGATGCTTCTGCATTTGGATTTATTGATAGTATTGCTTTTATTACTGTGTCGTTCATAATTTTATCCTGCTATTTCAAATGCTGTAAATTGTGCTTTACCCTCATTATTATTATAAGAAACTTGACCACCATTACTTTTTATATAAATTTGATAAGTGATTTCAGAGGTGGTGTTTGGACTATCCAAAAAACTCATATTTAATGGTGCTTGAGTTCTAGCACCTTCATTATAAACTTGGGATATACCTTCTGCATCTCCTACAATATGAGTAGCACTACCACCACTTATGGTTCTATAATAAGTTCCATATATCAGTCTTGTAGATGATTCAGAATCTGCTCCACCACCTGAGTTTATTAAAAATATTTTACTACTTGTCGCTGATGGTGTGATAACAATTGAATACCCAGTAGCTGCAACATAACTTGTTGATGATGTTACAAATCTTGTAGCATGGTCATCAGTTACAACTTGTAAAACCTTACCACCGCCAGCATTAGCTACTAAGTTAGCAACTGTCATTTTTTTAAGAGCTGCACTAGCTGATGTATCTGATAATAAAACTAAATCATCATCTGCAACAGAAGTTAAAGCTGCGTGTCCAGTTATAGCAGTTACATCTAGGTGTTCTTCAGAGATAGCATCATCAGCGACCTGTGCTGCTGTTACAGCATCTGCCCCAAGAGCAGCTGTGTCAACTTCATTTGCTGTTAAGTGTTCAGTTCCTACAACATCATCTGCTATCAAAGCATCTGTTATTGCATCAGCTGTTATACCACCTGTTTTTACTTTTATTATACTCATAATTTATTTTATTACCTCGCTGTTGTTGGGATTCCTGTTTTTAATAATTTGTAATTTTTAAACCAATTAGGTAATCCTAAAAAAGGTCTTTTATCATAAAGATTTTCTTTTGCTTTTTTAGATGATGCTTTATTATAGTGTAGAAATACTTGACCACAATCTTTGCCTTTAAATTCTTCTCTCCAGTGTTCTAACTTACAGCCAGAATATATTAACATATCACCAGGTTTAAGATCAATTTTGATACCTGCTTGATTTTTTTTACCTGTTGGGTCTAAATAGATCGACCAAGAATCACCACCTAGATTTAATGTAGTAGATATCTCACATGAATATCTATCTTTATGACGAGCTAATACATCACCGTTTTTATAAATTCTTGCATAAGAATATGTAGGACTTAATTTTAAACCTGTATGTTTCTCCATAGTAGGTTTAACTTTCTCTAGTAAAGTTTCCATTAATGTATCAGCATAATGTGAATAAGTATTTGGAATTTGTTCATCATTCCACACACCAAAATAATCTGTAAAAGGTGATATAAATCTTTCATCAAATAAAACTCTTGCAACTTTTCTTTTATTTAAAAGATAAGAATATGCCATATCAGCCATATCTTTAGATATTACATTTTTTAATATAGTATATTTATTTTTTTCAAATGACATTTTTTCTTTTTAATATTATTTAATCAAAATAGTTAAAGTTAATTAAATATCTAAAGTCAGAATTTTTTGATGTTACTGCTCTATGTTCCATACTAGAATTAAATACTATTATTTTATTTTCTTCAGATTTTATAAATTTAATTTTATCTTTAAATTTAAATTCAGTTCCACCATCATTAGTATTAAGATATAATATTGCAGTTTTACAATTATAAATATTATCTATGTGAAAATTAGTTTTTCCATTTTTATTAAAGAAAACAGAAGGTTGTAAATTTGCTCTTGCTTCAATAATAGCTTTTGCATTTAGCTTATTTAAAATTGGTAATATAAATTTAAAATATGTATTACAATTTATTTTATGGTCATTGTAAAAAGAATGAGTAAAGTAACCTAAATTATTAGTTGTGTTTTTAACCATAGTTTTTCTTTTAAACCAAGCAAATTCACTTTCTAAAACAAGTGTTTTTAAATCTTCAAAAAAAGTTTTATCTAAAAAATTATCTATTACTTGTATGGCCATCCTAAATTCCAAATAACTAAACTATTTCTTTCTCCACTTTTAACTGGACATACTCTATGCCATACAAAACTAGGAAAAACTACTAAAGATCCTTTAGGTAATATCTCTTTACATCTAACTATTTTACTAGGTTTATTTGGTTCTTTATTTCTAAAATCAAATTCTAATTCTCCACCCTTATAGTCTTTAGGATTAGATAAACTAACCGTTACAGATAATTTTCTAATCTTACCATTTAATTCTTCTTGCTTTTTATGATAAGGTTTATCCCAGCTATCACAATGCCAATCATAAAACTGACCCTTTTTATATTTTGTAAATTGACAAGACTCACTAAAATTCCATTCAAAGTTCCAGCCAGCATTTTTATTTGCCATATTAATATATGGATGTATTTCATTATATATCCAACGATCAGTCATCCAAGTAATGGAAGAGTTTCTTATTTTTTTTAAATCTTTTATTTGATTTAAATTTAATTTTTTTGAATAATCTTCACTACTATACTTACCTGTTACAGCCATTTGATTTTGGAGTTGATGCCCATATTTTACAATGTCATCACAGATACGTTCTGGAATTGCTGATTTAAAATACCAATAATAGTTTGTTAAATTCAAGTGTATTACTACGCAGATACCCAGGATAAAGCTGAAGCATCCCAATTAAAACTGTTAGGTGATTCCTCTGAATCATACGCTGTCCATCTCGTATTATCTTCATCCCAACTAATACCATAATATTTTTCTTTTCCACCTAATTCATAAGTTGTAATTGATGGATAAGTTACTGGTGCTTGCCAATCATCATTAGAATCTAAAGACCATGATGAATAAGGTTTTGCTTTAATAAATTTATCTTTAGAAGAATCATATGTATATCCTATACCTGCATATTGTTTTCTAAAATTGTGACCATAAGAAGTTTGTTTCCATGTTCCACCTTTAAAAAAATTAACACACCATGTTTCACCATCAATGTGCATATTGTTTTCTCCTAAAGGCCCTGCTGCTGTTTCAATCTCATTACTAACAACAACAACTCTAGTCACTATATTATTTTCATTTAATTCTGCAAAATGAGCCATGATTATATCCAATTACCTGCTTTTTTAAGAGCAAACTGTCTGTCTAATGGCCATACTCCTGACGCTGTAAATAAACCTGTTGGTTCACGAATAATAACTACTCCAGATCCAGCTTGACCAGGGGTTGGATAATGATACCATGTATCACCACTTCCACCACCTCCAGTGTTAGCTTGACCTACTTGTGTTGGGGCAGATCCTACATTACCAGAATCAGCTCCTCCTCCAGGCCCACCATCACCACCAGGTACACCACCTCTATAATCGGAACCTCCTCCACCACCGCCACCACGTGTGACAGAAGATCCTGTAATACTATTTGCTAAACCATTTCCACCAGGCCCACCTCTTGGGTTTCCTGAACTACCAGGAGATCCTGCACTTCCAGCACCACCTCCACCGCCACAACCTCCAGCAGTAATTTGAGTATAACTATTTCCACCAGCATTTCCTTGGCCAGCTGGACTAGCTGCTCCACCAGGTCTAACAACACCAGAACCACCATGATCGTCTGAACCACCACCGCCTCCTGAACCGCCAGCAGTACCAGGTGTTTGAAATGCTCCACCTTGTCCTCCTCCTGTTGAGGTAACACCTAATGCTACAGAATTAGAACCATTATTTGATTCAGCACCACCAGCACCTACAGTTATAGGTACACTATCAAAAGGTACACTTCCTATTTTAGTACCACCAGGAAAAGATGTTTTATATCCTCCAGCACCTCCTCCGCCACCACGGCCTGTTCCACCTCCACCGCCACCAGCGATGATTAGATAGTCTACCTCTTGTGGGGCATTAGTTGGGGATTGGGTGAAAGTACCAGAAGATGTAAAAGTTGTAACTCTTACGCCTGTGGTAGGATCGTTGTCTGATCCTATTAGTCCACCATTTGCCATTCTATCAGTAATACCTGTAGCCATAGCTAATTAATTTCTCCTTAATCTGTAATTTCTTCGTAAGAAACAAAGTATGATAGATCATTAGCAGCACTAGCTGTAACAGCAAGTAAGTCAGTTTCATCCAAGTAGATTGGATTTTCTAAAAATGATAATGTTGCGTCTGCAGGTACAGAAATTGTACTTGCTAATTTATAATATGTTGAACCATTATCATTACTAACTTCAATAGTTACATCAGCGGCATTTGACCCATCTATATTTGCAATTAATATCGTGTTTACTTTAGCAATTTTTTCAGCAGGAACATCAATCATTGTTGTTCTATTTGTATCTCCTAAAGCACCCATGGCATTTTTTGCATTAATTGTTGCTACATTTACTATATTTGGTGTTGCCATTTTTTATTTTCCTCTTTTTATTTTCCTTTTTTTTATTATTTATCCAAAAACAATTGCCATTGCAATTGATTTTCCAGTTGAAGCCTTAGTGTCTATTTGCGTTTGAATTGCACTAGTTACACCATCACAAAAATTTAATTCTGCAGCTGTTGAACTAACTGCTGTACTACCTAATGTTAGACCACCATCGGGTACAACAACACTACTTCCAGATTGAGCTGTAAATGTATTTGCTGTAAATTGAAAATCATCTGCACCTGCAATTTTAATATCTATTTGATCATCTGTATCTGCTGTAATGCTTGTATCAGCATCAGCATCTAAGATTAATTCTTGTCCGTTTACATCTA